TAATCAATCAAATATATCTATTAAAATTGTAGAAGATGGCGTCACTCGGTTTGTCCCAAATAATAGCCCAGCCAACCGCCACTACGAAGAAATCATGCGGCAAGTAGAAGCTGGCGAACTGACCATAGCGGATGCTGACTGATGAACGAGGAACAGAAAGTCATCGTTGATGTAGCGGCTGGCACAGGCACAGTAGCGGCTTGGCTTGAGATGGCACCAGATGTGGTGGCTGTGTTCACTGGCTTGTGGGTTTTGATTCGTATATGGGAAACCGATACGGTTCAAAAGCTAATCAAGAAAGATGTTTAAGGCAATTGTATTAGCCTGTGCAATAGCATCTCCTGACCAATGCTGGGAATATCATGATACTAGAGGCCCATACCAAACCAGACAGCAGTGTGTTGTTCGGGCGTATGAGATGGGCAATGCAATAGCAGAGATACATGATGGCGGTATCATGCCTCAATCTTACAAGTGTACAATATTACAAGGAACACAATTATGATCCTTCCAATAGTAAATGCGGTGGCTGGAATTGCTGGTTCGTGGGTTGAATCTAAGATTGAGACACAAAAGGCAAAGACGGAAGTTGCCAAAAAGGTGGCGGCAGGTGAAATGGAATGGAACCAAACTATGGCTGCTGCAAGCGCATCATCATGGAAAGATGAATGGCTTACCATCCTCGTCAGCATCCCCCTTATTCTCGCTTTCACAGGACATGAAGACATAGTTCAGCGTGGTTTTGAAGCCCTTGACAGCATGCCAGATTTCTATAAGACTGCTGTCGGTGTTGTATTTGCAGCATCTTTTGGTGTTCAACAGCTGACAAAGATGTTTAAGAAATGATAGATGAACTTACTTCCCTGATTGCTCGTCATGAGGGGAAGGTGCTTACAATGTATACTGATACAGTTGGAGTGCCTACAATTGGATACGGTCATAACCTTAATGAACCAATCTCTGAAGCGGCTGCGCTTCAAATATTATCTGATGACGTTGCGGTTGCAGTCAACGAACTCGATGATCGAATGGATTGGTGGCGTGACCTACCACACCCTGCACAACTTGTCTTAGCATCGATGGTATTTAACCTCGGCTGGCCTAGATTCTCACGTTTTAAGAAAATGATTGCAGCTTTGGAAGATCGTGACTACGATCAGGCAGCGGCAGAGATGGAAGATTCTCTGTGGTTTCAGCAAATCAAGTCTCGCGGTGATGAACTGAAACAGCTTATGTTGGAATGCAATGACGCTTTGTGATACACAAATACGAGAAGCAGTTAAACTTTATGAAGAGCATGGAACATTCAAAGCCGCTAGTGAAGCTAGCGGTATTCCTTTAAATACTCTTTATAGTAGATACGCTAGGGCTGGTCAGCTTGAAGAGAACAAAGCTGTTGATCATCCAGCATATGAGCTAACCCCCTTACCTGATGATGACATACCAGTAGATCAGATAGTTGATCAGCTGCACGGCAGGTTTAAGAAACGCAAAGCCCATAAAGAAGCAAAGAAATGGATACCGATTAAGATGAAATCGGATGAACCCATTGGATTGCTGTGGATGGGCGACCCCCACATCGATGATAACTATTGCGACTGGGATTCATTACGCTCACACCTGGCCTTAATTCAGTCCACACCGGGCCTGTTCGGCTGTAACCTAGGTGACTACCAGAATAACTGGATAGGCCGTCTAGGGCGCTTATACGGCGAACAAGACACATCTCACAAAACAGCATGGCGTTTGGTTGAGTGGTTAATTCAAGAGATGAACCCTCTTATTCTCATTGGCGGGAACCATGATATGTGGTCGGGCGCAAGTGATCCCCTTAAATGGCTTGCCAGTCCTCATGCTATTCTTGAAGACTGGGAAGCTCGTGTTGAGTTGCAGTTCCCTAACGGCAGAAACTGTCGCATCCATGCTGCGCACGACATGCCGGGCCACTCCCAATGGAATGCTCTTCATGCTCAGAATAAGATGGCGCGATTCAAGAGCAATGCTTCGCTGTATATCAGTGGACATAAGCACAACTGGGCGTTGGGTCAGATCGAACTGGTGGAAGAGGAAACCACAACGTGGCTTGCTCGTGCCAGAGGATACAAATACCACGACACCTATGCGTTCACCAAAGGATTTGAACAGCAGAAGTTTGGGCAAGCTATTCTTCAGGTCATTGACCCTCATAACTCTAGTCCTGTGTCATGGGTACAATGTTTTGCTGATCCTCATGACGGTGCAGAGTACCTTCAATATCGCAGATCGCTTCGTAAGTAACAGCCGAATAGCCAGCTATATCTAGCCAGCTGTCGGCTGATCTGTCAGTCTTCATCCTTGCTATCTTTAGCAGCATCATCATGATGCCTACATCTTGTACGCTGAACCCTGTGCCTTTGTACTCTGACCATAGGTTGGCAATGTTTTGTAGGTTGTGTGATGCAGTGCCGTAGTTCTGTCCACGGTTTACGACTATCTCTTGTACTTCATCAAGGAACTGTGTCTTATTCATAGTTTTGCCATCCTGTTTCAAGTGTTGTTGGTTTGGGGAAGTATCGTTGATTGTCGTCATCAACCACATCATCAGCAAATGCATCAGGTTCAAACATGGCAGACCATTCGGCTGCGCCTTTGAGTGTTTGTTCTTTCTGATACTTTTCGTGAAAGTTTCTTAGCATCCTGCCTTTGGCGGTCAGGTTTTCATCGGCTACTTTGAATCTAGTAACTCCCATATATCTCTCCATAAAAAAAGGAAGGGCAGTTAGCCTACCCTTCCTCAATATTAATTGGAAGTATTATTAGAAGGGAACAACGTCATCCAATGGTTTATTTGCATTTGGATTAGGTGCAGCTGCCTGTGGTGAGCCGCCTTGCTTTGCTTCGCGTCTCAGTGACAGGAACTTTGTACCCTTGTCTGATTCAGCCCGCCATGCAGCCAGACGCATATCGCCATCCATTGGGCCGGAATATGCTGGTTGCTTATTCTCAGGCGTTGCATCTTCATTCATGTACAGTACACCCACACGCTGATACACAACAAAGACATCGCGTCCTTGCTTGTCTGTATCTGTGACAAGTGCAAGTGACTTCTTGCCTTCGCCATCGAAGTCCAGACTGCCTGTCAATAGCAAGCGTTGCTGTTCAAGTGGGGGGAACACCGCCCCCCGGTTTGTGTTATCATATTCCACTAGAATGCCTCCTTGTTGGCAGTGGGTTTAACATGCACGATTGTGCTACTAGATGATTTCATTGCATCATTGGCATCATCGTCTTCTGATGGTAGGCCGAGTGCTGATTGCAAGCCGTACCGTTTGGCATAGGTAATGCCGCTGCCCATCTTCTGTGGGTCAGTTGGGTCTTTGGAACGGATGGGTGTGCGTGATACACGCTGCTCACCAGATGGCGCGTGTATCAGCACAGTGCGTACAAACGTCATGCCAGCGTCACCATTGAACTCAAAGTCAATCTCTTGAGTGAAGCAGATGCCAAACTGTGTAGCTTGGTTAGCCGCATCAATCACTGCTTCTAATGAAGCATAGTTGTTTTTGAAGTGTGGGTTCTTCGAATCTTTGCTGGCTTTGACTGCCAGCTTTTGGAACTCAAGCAATGCTTGCGCCAAATTTTGGGGCGCTGCGGGTGCAGCTTTAGGTTGTTGTGCCATGATCATACCTCATTTGCTTCTGGCTTGATTGTAATGCGACAAGCACCACGCTTGTCACGCTTGATAGTTAGTAAGTCACAGAACACTTCGCGTTCATCGTCCATGATCAGTGACTTTAATTCTTTCTTGCATGCCTCATGTTCTTTGGCCTTGGCTATTGTCAACACATAGTCATGCGCCAATGACATGAAGTGATTGTCTTCGTTAGCATCTCTGGCTTTGAGGCCATCGATCTTAACTTGCGACCAATCAATCTTCCATGTAGCAACATCATGACTAGGTTCTGTCTTGCTAGTTACCAGCTGCCAGAACTCTTGGCATCTTTTAGCAACCACATCAAAGTAGCCTTGGTCAAACTCGATACGAGCATACTCAATCTCATTGCCAAAGATTACTGTAAGGTATGCGCTGTCAATCTTGGACAGTGCCATGTACAGCTGCACCTGCGGCATGTATGTGTCCAGCATGTCGGACATTGAACGATTGCTGCTGGTGTGTTTGGCTTCGATGATTGATGTAATGCCATCTTCTGAGACAGATATACCATCGACTGTACCCTTAAACGGCACACCATGTATAACTTCTCTGAACTCTTGCTGTGCCACAACCTCTGACCCATCAACACCACCATGTCCTGTATCCTGACAGAACCATGAAATGTTGAATGCTTCAGTATATGTGCCAAGCCTGACTTTGAAGATGTGGTCAAGTTCGACAGGCGGCTGCTTGCCCATCTTGACCATCCACAATTCATGCCAGTTACCTCGCATGATATCATAGAGGTCTGACCCTCCGATAAATCCTACTCTATTCATAGTACCTCCTATGTCTATGGTGGTGTGACTTCGCGGTGAAATTTTGGATGCAGCCACACCACCTATCGACCAGACGAGCCGTCACAAGTTACATCCAAAACATGCTGCATTATTGCACACAAAGTTATTAATTGTAAATAGTTATCGAAACCTTGAGTGCGCTACGATCTTTTTGATTAGGCCATCCACATCGATGGGCTGGCCTAATCTTTCTTTTCTAGTGACGAAGTATTGCAGTGATGCGATGGCTGGTTTGCCACGATCATGACGCCACTTAGATAGGCTTGCGGCATCGGCAATGAAACTATCCACAGTATAACCCAGAGCAAGCAGCTTAGAAGCAAGATGTTCCTGACGCATGTCATAACGAAACCCCTTTCCCCAAATACTATTGACCAACTCCTGATACTTTAAGCACAGTTCACGTTCATCATTGTTGGGCTGCATTGTTATCCAAGCTGTATTCTGCCCAGTGTTTAGTTGAATCAGACATCATCTTGGTTTCAATTGGATAGCCATCTTTACGCAACTCATTGATGCGTGATGCTAACCGCATGCAGCCGAACTGATCCAACGCCTCAAGCGGTGTGATCTTCTTGCCTGACTGTAAGTGGTTTAAGATTTGATACTTCTGATTAGTCAACCGCATAGTAACCTCCTTACTGTTGCATATATGCAGTATACATATCCTGTTGACAAACTCAACAGCTTCTGTCCATCATGATGCCGAGGCAATATGTGTGGCCTCGTTTCATGATGTACCTCTGTTGGCTGGATCGTTTACCTCCCTGCGATCCAGCCAATTATTTTTGTGGCTAGTGGATTGCTGGCTTCAATGCATATGAAGTTGGGGCCGGACTTTTGTTTCAGTAAATAAATGTCGGCTGGCTGTTCATTGTGCGTTGTGGTGAGGAAACTAAACCCACGCCCTTTAGCTTGGTATTTAGATTCGGCTATCAAAACTCCGGCAGGGGTTTCGATCTGGATGTCTCCGGCAAACTTGCCACCCAGCTGTCCTGAGAGAGGCTGCCTTTCCGCTTTGGCCCCGCGAGTTTCGAACCACTTGACCCACCACCTTTCGTGGTAGCTTCCTTTACTGCGCTGAGATGTTCCCATCCATGCTTCTCCATACAATCAAGACACCATGTATTATGGTTGCCTGTAATTACAAACCAATAGGTCTTTACGTTACAGTGACTGCATGTCGCTGCATATCCAGTTTTATTTGCTTTTGATTTCGATCTGCGCTTCGAGGGCATCTAACCAACATATGAATAAAAAGTTTGAGGGGACACGTTTATACTGCTCCCATTTATGGACAAGCGAGGCAGCGCAGCCGACACGATGGGCTAATTCTTCTTGCGACCAGCCCTTGGCATTACGCAAATCAATTAGTCCACAGACAATTGAGTGCCAGCTGTCACTAATCTCTCTGGGTTTGTTGTAATGCGTGAACTCTGATCGCATTCATCACCTTTTTGGCAGTTGACAAACGTAAATCACCACCAGCGATTGTCCTATAGTAGGTGCTAGTCGGTACGTTAGCCAGTCTAAACGCTTTGAGAATAGATAGATTGCAGTCAGATGCAGCTGCAATAAGTTGATCCATGTATGTTTTCATGCATGGAAGTTACTGCATGTTTGCTACATCTGACAAGTGGTTTTATTCTTCTTTGTTTAAGTGAAACAAATTAGTCACTGTTACTGCACTATCTATGAGCTTGTGCATTTGATTAACTGTAACGGTTTCTGCGCCATAGAATTGTAGGTCTTCGCCTATATCTTTTGATGCATCTACTAAATTACTTACAGCTTCAAGCATTGAAGGGTATTTGTTTTCGATTGAGAACAGAAGTGCTGACCTGACAGCAGCTTCTTTTTCTCTTTCTTTTTCATAGTATTCTATACGTTCTTCATGCGTCATTTCATGTAGTTCTTTTGCCATTACTTTACCGTCCCTTCTGGCAGTCCTAAGTACGTTACAGTTTTGTGCAGCTGCTTGCTCCATTGTGAATCAAGAAACCTATGCTTGGTTTTTTTATAGCCATGCATAACAGTTGAGTGATCTTTGTTGATAAACCTACCAATCTCACTGTAACTTTTGTCGCAATGCTTGGTCGCTATCCAATAGTAAATAAATCTAGCGTTTACTATTCTCTGCTCCCTGCGGTTGGACATTAGTTCGTGAAGTTCGATGTTGTTGGTGTGGCATATGGCATCGACCACCTGCCGCAGCCGGGGGAACTTTGGTTTAGATTGATCCATCACACACCTCGCAGTATCACTGCCCATGCTTCATGTATCTTTGCACCATCATTATTTTGATGCCTTGCATACTGTGAAACAATTGGCCCAATGGTTGCGCATGCCTCTGCCCAAGTCATAGTCGGTTTGCTTGGTGCAGTGCGGCTGTCAAACTCAAATACATTTACCCCATTGGCTGAATGTGTGTGATCAAATATGTCATCGAATCTTGGTGTCATGATATTCTCCATACACGATAGGTACTATCTCTTTGCGCGCGTATCGATCCTTTGCCAAGCGGATGCTTTCTTCCGATACATTGTGTCAATGCTACCGCATCTTTCCAGCTTTCTACTTTAACTGAATCACCTTCTTCCATTTCGGCAGCAATGTTACTGAACTTACCTGTATTGCCTTTTGGTGGGATTGGAATATTCTTTTCGATCTTCATTACGCTACCTCCTTGCCATCAATCATGGCTTGGTTGTCTTCATATGGTGTGATGTGCTTGTCTTCCCATGCTGTAACAGCACGGTCGAGGAACATTTCACGCTTGAAGTTTGGGTTGGTTTGGTCGAGATGGTCAGCCATCCGATCGATGTCGGATGGATGTCCCATCAATGGGCCAAAGAAATCAGCAACAAATTCGAAGTGCTGCCGTGTGAATCGTGGATATTTGTCAGCCATAAGTACCTCCTTATATGTAGTTTGGCTCATCGTCATAGACTTCACCGAAGTCTGACCATTCTTTTTCCCAGTCAGGTTGACGGTCATCTTGAGCGTCAGCCTCTTTGTTGTAGCATTCGCACTCGCCGCTGCGCACCTCGGCATAGCCGCAGTTCATATCGCAATCAGCTTCAACGATTGGTGGTGGTGTCATCATACCTCTCCTATGTCATAGATATCTATGTCATGCAGTTCGACATTACGATCTTCGATACCAACATTTGCTATTGCAATATCTCTAGCTTCTTCTTCTGTGTCAGCCATGACTTGCATGCGTGTGCTTGATGTTAGTGTGAGTATTACATCGAATTTTTTCATGCCAATGCCTCATGATGCTTCCAAACAAATGGACGATAGTCTTCCATGTACCCATCAGGTGATGGCATGTCGGCTGCTTTAGAGAATGCAGTCATCATTTGTACGTTGAAACGATTGCCAATGATTCGGATGTCGTTGCGCAGCGTCTCTATATCTGTCGCAACGTCAGTCGAATTACCTTCACTGTCACCGCCAAGCACCAGCCCACGACCAGCTAGTGGTAGTGGATAGTGCTTGTGCATCCAGAAGTATTGATCATCGACAGAGTATAGACCTTCATCATCGACATACACATGATCGTCAACGAAGTCATAGTCATCGACATGATATAGACGGACGACATCAAATGCCCGACAGTGATCTCCAATTGTAGGTGAGATGTCTTTCCAGTCACCACTGAAGTCTATTTCAGTGATGATGAGTGAACCTGTTTGGCTCGGATCGATTAGATATGCTTTCATAATGTACCTCCTATTGATTTACTTTAGCTGCATTAATGCAACAATGCAACCCCCACTATTCACAATTAATCTTTGCGTCTACTAATCCGCAGAATAGCCATGGCTTCTGCCTCATACCAAACCTTACTTGTCTATATCCATGGCTTTGCAAGCGATGCGGTCGCCATCCATGCCTCAACGTAAAGATTATTCCGCACATTCTATTCACAGCGTTCCATCTTTGTGGGATTTGTATACTTCCCATGCAAAGCAAGACCAGCTGACGAACATCAATACCATTGATAAATAAAATATGATTCCAAATAGTGACATCTTATTCATCCTCACAATAACAATCATTTAGTTCGAGATAATCATGCTCTTCTTGCATTCTTTCTCTAACATGAAGAAGCAATTCAAGATCGTCTTGATCCTCAACTAAAGGCTCAAGAATTGATTCGATTCGTTGCAACATTTCGTATTCCTTAACACGAAATCTTCTTAAACAATGACATTCTGACATAGCACACTCCTGTGAAATGGGGCTGGCTGTGGTATCGCCAGCCCCTAGCGATTCGCGTCCAACTTCAATACAAAAAAGTGATTGGACATTTGATTTAGTTCAGTCACAGTCCTTTCTTTGTCTGTTAAAAAAATGATTGAAAACGGTCGGAG